CTTCTGCTTCGGCTTCTAGATCTTCTTCTGGCTCTTCGTCAGACAACTTATTGAAGACTGTTTTCGCGAGTTCTTGCTTTTTTAACTCTAGCGCACTATCCAGTCTAGGTGCTAACATTTGAGCAAACTTATCTTTAAATTCTGCAGGCTTCTTTGCCATCGCTGCCTGTACTAATGATTGTGTATCCATTAATTATAACTCCTACATTATATTTATAACTTATTGCTGTTCTTCTTGATCAGAAGGTGGCGGTCCATTAGGTTCACCCTGTTGATTTTGTTGATCAATCATAGGGTTATACTGAGGGTTCTGCATCTCTTCTTGAATCTCAGCATCAATTTCTTCAATTTCATCATCAGTCTGCTGTAAAATGTTCTTTCTGATCCAAGCATGTGAATAATATTTACCAGCAGAGTCTTCCATATCTCTAAGAATCTGTACTCTTTCTCTCATAATGTCAATGTCTTTAAGTTCAGAGAAGAAGTTATCTCTTGCATAATCGAACTTAATCCAATTTTGCATTTGCTCCCAATCTTCGCTATTAATAATGCCTTTAAGCATTAATTGTTTTTCTAGCGTCTTTAAGAACAATGCAGAGAATCTATTACGAATTCTATCAACAAACTTAGAGAACTTTACTTCGTCTCTTGTAATCTCAGTTGATCTACCTAAATTGAATGTAGACTCTTGAATTAATCTAGATACTGGAACGTTAAGAGATTGATATAATTTCTTTTGGAAGTACTCTACATCTGATAATTCACCAGTTAGCTGACCTCCCGGTAATGTAGTTATCTCTGTTCCTCTACCGCCTTCTCTTCTAGGTAACCAATAATCTTCTAACATAGTCATGAATTTACGATCGTCACGAATCTCGCCAGTCGTAGCATCATAGACTACTTTATTCTTATGCTTAACCATCATATCGCGTAAGTACTGCTCTGCCTTCATCTTAGGCAAGTTACCTACATCGATATAGAAAATTCTTCTTTCAGGTGCTCTAGAAACTCTGTAAATAATAGTAGCGTCTTCTAGAGTTCTTAAATTATTAAGTGGCTTAATAGCTTTATGTAAATAACTCAGTACTAAGGATGAATTAACATCCATGAGGCCTGAGGTGCAGTGGATAATAGAATCTTTAGCAATTCTTACTCCTTGCGTACCAGTAGAATTAGACTGCTGGTTAGTATTAAAACCTTTCTCGTTATACAGATAGTACTCTTGTTTTACTCTCTGTAAACTAATCTGTGAACCAGGATCTTTTGATTTTTTTACTTCGCGTACTTTTCTAATCTTCCGTGGATCAATAAATCTAAGCTCTTTAATACCGTCTTGTGGATTCTCTGTATCAATAACAGCGTGATAGTATAGTCTACCATCTACATACCACTGACGAAAGATCTCATATGCTCTATTTTTAAAGTTGAGCATCTCTAGTACATTATCGTACTCTTCTCTAATAATATTTTTAATATTCTCTGAGTACTCAATATCATCTAAAACAATAGAACAGACATCTTCATTGACATCTGTTACAATAGCTTCGTTGATGATATCATCGATAGCAAAATCCACCTCAGGGTGCATTGCCATCGTTCTATATTTTGATACTAGCTCAGCTTCTGTTTTTGCTGAACCTTCCAAGTCAACATAGGTGCCATAGACACCTCCAGCAGACACAACAACGGCGCCGTCATCCTCTGTAGGAGGAACGAATGACTTTTCGTTTTTGGTCTGTTCAGGCTCCTCGGACTTTCGTCGGATCTGGAAACCGAATAATTCTGCCATTATAACTCCTTTAAAGTAGGAGGGCTTCGGGAGCCCTCCTATCTCTAATTATTAGCTGCCACCAGCGTTGCCAGTAATGCCGCCTGTCACTTCCCACCAGTCAAACTGGAACGTTACAGTGAACTGTTCGATCTGATCAGTTGCGTTCCAATCCAACTCAATAGGTGAAATATCGGTTGGAAATATTCCATTAAATGTATAAGTTCTGATAGGTGCCCCAGTTTTTGCAAACTGAGTTACCTGAGCTTGTGCTTTATATAGCGAGGGTGAAGCAGCACCAAAGCTTCTGATGTTACCTTGGTGAGTATTGATGTTATTAGACCACTCTTCCATAGCGTTACGGATGAGAAAGTCTTCATCGTTAATAACAGTAACCGTCCAATCACCAAACACTCTGTCTCCTGCTAGTCTAACTTTTCTACCGAAATAAGGTACTTCGATAAGTCCTAAAGTTGACTGTGGAATCTGAGCAGCTTGTACCATAAACGGTACTTTTACATCCCCTGCACTATTAGCTGGGTTTTGAATTGTTACCTGGAAGAGCGAATTTCTCGCTCCACCAAGTGCTAGTTGTGCTCTAATCTCGTTTACGTTGAAAGCCATGTTTTATTCTCCCTTGTCTCTATCTATTTATTAGAACTGGCCGACGATCTCGGAGAATTCAACACCTGTACGTACTGCAACGAAGTTGAGCTGGATAAAGTTAATTGACTTAGCCGGTTTAATGTAAATATCTCCAATAAACTCGTTTCTATCAATAACCTCGCCTGTGTTATTAGTCTCGTCACAGACGACCTTAAAGTCGTAAATACCTCTCCGTCCTTGGACGTCTCTAAGGAATGGCTCTACTAGGTTCTTAAACTGCGCTCTAGTGAATTCATCGTTGAACTCGAAGAGTGTGAACTTCGCAGCTGTTGCAATCGCTTTCTCAAGAACAATGAATAGTCTACGTACGTTGATTCTATCGAATGCTGATGGCTTAGCAAGAAGAGTCTTATCACCAAATAGTAATGTACCCTGACCTGGGAACGTTACAACTGGGTTAATACCCGCCTTATAGAGAATATCTCTATCAGCCTTTCTTGGGTTAAAAGCTAGCTTGATAGAGTTCTTAATAATACCTCTATTGAAGCCTGCTGGTGACCACCATGGATCTCTAGTTTCATCGGTACGTACAGCAAGTCCAGCCATGTCACCGTTTAGTGGGACATATCTGTAAATGTCATTGTACTTGTCGTACATGTATTTGTACCCAGAATCGAGAACACCATATGATGAAGATGTTAGAACGTTTCTAAAATCTACAATGTCTTGTGATTCATCGCCTTGAGCATTTAGAACCACGTCTGCTTTCTCAGGTGAGAGGAAGGCTACGCAGTCTTTTCTTGCCTCAGCGATGTTATCAATTAGATAGTTACCTAGCTGTTGACCTGCATCTCCGCCTCTTGCTTTACCCTGTAGGATAAGTGAAACGTCAATGTCTTCAGCTGAAGCAAATCTATCATAGCCTGAGAACAACTCGGCCATTGAGACCAGATTTTCGTTCATACCGTCAGAACCACCTACCATTGAGTAGGTCTGAACTCCATCAGTTCCTAGTGTTGCCATATTAGCAGATGTATTTGAATACCCTGCTAACTCAGAAGCAACATAAATGTACTGAGAGTTGTTATTCAGAATAGTTCTGTAGTAGTTGGTTGATCCATCTTCTGTCTTTGCGTCTGTAGATCTGGAGAGTCCTGACCAGGCTTCAAGAATTGTTCCTGGGACTCCTGTGAATACACCGTCTTCATCTTCGACAATAACGTGTACTTCGTCAACTGCTGCTGTGTTCGCACCACCTGTTCTGGTAGCTTGGAACTGAGAAGCACCTGGAGCTGAGTCAATTGTCTGGAAGTATTCCCATCTACGCTTTACATACTTGGCAGCATTGTCTGTGGCGGCTGCAATTCCGTCTGCTGACCAATCTTGTAAAGTAAAGTTAGTTCTTAATGAAATAGCTGCATAGACGAATTCATCGTCTGTGTTGGCTGCAAATAGAGTTGCATTTGCACCGCTAACACCTGGATCATAAGTTGTAACACCACCTACGTTAGTAACTTGCTTAAACACTTTACCGATAGATGAGTTACCAAGCTCTAGCATATCACCGGCCTGCATATCAGCAAGAACTGTTGTAAGCTTTGCAGAAGCTTCAGCAGTATTACCTGAGGCGGATGGTGAAATTTTAATGTATGCTGTATTGGATCCGTTATAAGCAGCAATAGTAGTTAATGAACCGTTGGATGATAGGTTAGCATCACCTCCGGTTAATGAAATATCTTGTGAATAACCATCTGGTGCATCACAAACAGATACCTTAAGTGAGTTACCAATCTCACCAGGATACCTTGCGATATATCTTACGTTTGTTTCTGCTTCAATGGCTGATTCTAGTCCTTCAAACTCATCATCGTTTGGAACGTTGAGAGTAGTAGTACTAATAACCGCACCTACATTAGCATAAGCAGTTTGAACAACTACGTTTGCATCAGAGCTGGTTAGATCTCCAACTCTAACTACATATAGTTTATTACCATATGCTAAGAAGTTAGCGGCTGTGAAAAAGGTCTCAGGATTATGGTTAGTTGGTTTACCAAATTTCTGGACCAGTTCCTGTTCTGAATCAATAAGAATACGTTTGTCAATGGGCCCCCAACGGAAGACGCCTGCAATGGCACCTTCGGTTGTAGAAACTGCAGGGACAACCGTAGTCAAATCAATTTCAGTTACGTTTACACCTGGACTGACTTGAAATGGCATGTCTATCTCCCTTCAGAGGTTCTATTTATACAGTTAGACTGTCTTCTTTATTTATAAATGTACGGTCTTACAGACTATGTTCTCATCCAATCCTCAAAGGACTGATGCTCAAGATCTATAACTTGATTAGGTTCAGTTTCATCAAATCCATCATTTATAATCCCAAAGGGAGTCAACTCGTCTTCTATCTGTTGTTGTTGATGTAAATACATATTTTCTCTTAGATTTGAGTCAGTCAACTCTCTAAAATATGACTGATCTGCTAACCATGAGAACATTACACAACACATAGCTAAATCATCATTACCATCTTCCGCTTCAAAACTAGTACCTTTAGATACAAACCTCATAAGCTCTTGTATCGTTT